GATAAAAGATTTAGAGTATTAATTACTGGCAGACGATTTGGTAAAACATTTCTAGCTGTTACGGAACTAGCAAAATTTGCACGATATCCTAAGAAGAAAGTTTGGTATGTCGCACCCACTTATAGAATGGCAAAAGACATCGTTTGGTTTGAATTAGTAGATAAACTGACCAAACATAAATGGATTAAGAAAACCAACAATTCAGATTTAAGCATTCAACTGAGAAATGGGTCAACCATATCTTTAAGAGGTGGTGATAATGAAAATTCATTAAGGGGTGTTGGATTAGACTTTCTTGTAATGGACGAATTTGCAGACTGTAAATCTCATCTTTGGCACGAAGTGCTACGCCCCACCTTGTCTGATAAAAATGGCAGTGCTATGTTTTGTGGCAGTCCAAGAGGATATGGTAACTGGTCTTACAACCTATTTACTAAAGCAGAAACTGACCCAGACCATTGGGCATCATTTCAATTTACTACATTACAAGGTGGTCAAGTATCTGCTAATGAAATAGAACAAGCGAAAGCAGACCTAGATGAAAGAACATTCAATCAAGAATATATGGCATCATTTGTTAATTATGCAGGACAGATTTATTACAACTTTGATAGGAAAGAAAACGTCATAGATAAATACGAACCTAAGACTGCTGAAATCCATATTGGTATGGACTTCAACATTGACCCAATGTCTGCAGTAGTGACAGAAATACAAGGTGATAAGATTATTATTTATGATGAGATAATATTATACTCCTCAAACACTGACGAAATGGTACAAGAAATAAAAACAAGATATTCTGGTAAACATATCTTTATTTATCCAGACCCTGCTAGTAAACAAAGAAAAACATCAGCAGGTGGCACAACTGATTTGGCTATACTCAAGAACGCAGGTTTCAATATGCGAGTAAGAAACAATCACCCTTTGATTAGAGATAGGATAAATTCAGTAAATACTAAACTAAAGAATGCTAATGGTAAGAGAACTTTATTTATTGCAAATAATTGCAAAACTATGTTAAAAAGCATTGAACGACAAATTTATAAAGAAGGAACATCTGTGCCAGATAAAGACAATAATTACGACCATATGAACGATGCTTTAGGTTATTTAGTAGAGTATTTGTTCCCTGTTCGTAGAGAATTTAGTCCGTCTGCACCCCAAAGGTTTAGTTAATGGCAAATTATAGTAGAGATTTTTTAGTAGAACTTCACCCAGACTACGATAGGAAGATGAATGATTGGAACTTTCATTATCGTTCCTACTTGGGTGGTCAAGATTATGAGAATGGATATTTCCTTCATAGATACATATTAGAAACTGAAGAAGAATATTTAAAGCGTTCAGAATTTACTCCCTTAGATAACCATTGTAGGAATGTCGTTCAAATCTATTCCTCCTTCTTATTTAGAGTACCACCTACAAGAGATTATGGTTCATTAACAGGCGACCCACAATTAGAGCAATTTATGATGGACGCAGACTTTGACGGAAGGCAGTACAACAACCTTATTAGAGAAGCACAGATGAATGCTTCAATCTATGGTACTTGTTGGTTGATTGTAGATAAACCTAATTCTAATGCTAAGACGAGAGCAGAAGAACTATCTCAAGATATTCGTCCCTATATCTCAATCTATACTCCAGAGAATGTCACGAACTGGAAATATGAAAGAGCAACCAATGGAAGATACTATTTAACTTCTTTAACAGTGGTTGAAGATATGATGGGTAAAGATGCGATTGTTAAAGTATGGACACCAGAAGATATTACCACTTATAGAGTAGAAGAATTTACGATTGGTTATGCTACGAAGAAACCCACCAAGATTGATGAACAACCTAACGCACTAGGTAAAATACCTGCTGTTTGTTTATATAACCAAAGAACATCAAAAAAAGGAATTGGTATATCTGATTTATCTGACGTAGCTGAATTACAAAAATCTATTTACAATGATTATTCTGAAATTGAACAATTAATCAGATTATCAAATCACCCTAGTTTAGTAAAGACACCGAATGTAGAAGCATCAGCAGGTGCAGGTTCAGTAATAGAGATGCCAGAAGATTTAGCACCAGAATTAAAACCTTACATCATTCAACCTAGTTCCCAGTCTTTAGAAAGCATAATGAAAACTATTCAAACAAAAGTAGATGCTATTAACAGAATTACTCATATGGGAGCAGTAAGAAATACAAAAAATCAAATTTCTAGCGGTGTGGCATTACGCACAGAATTTGAACTTTTAAATTCTCGCTTATCTGAGAAGGCAGACTACTTACAGAATACGGAAGAACAGATATTTGATTTATATGCTAAATGGCAAGGCACAACATTTGACGGTGAAATCATTTATCCAGATAGTTTTGATTTAAGAGATTACGCATCTGACTTACAGTTCCTCCAACAAGCAAAAGCATCTGGGGTCATATCTGATACTTTCATTAAGGAAGTAGATAAACAGATTGCTAGAGCAGTTGTAGATGATGATGAAAAGATTGCAAACATAGACGCAGAGATAGATGCTAAACCTAGACCGATTGGTCAGTTTAGTACACCAACAATAGAAGGGGTAGAAATAGAATAATGACAAATACAACAACACCTACAACTATTGATAATGATTTTGCACCAGAAACGCATACAGTAGGAAATACATCAGCACAATCTGGCGTTATTACGACAGGCAGTGGTCTGGTAAGAATTGCGGTGACTACTCACGCACATATTAAGTTTGGTTCTAATCCAACAGCAACTGAAGAAGATTTATTAATGCCTACTGACCACGTTGAAGTATTTAGATTTAAATCTGGCGATAAAATTGCATTCATCGGACACGGTGCAGGTTCTGGTGAAATAAATATATCTGCGATTGACTAAAGGAACAGTAGTTTCACCTCACATTTTTTATTCTTGGAAACCACAAGAACGTGAAATCAAACAGAAATGTCATTGTGGTAAATTTGCTTGTATTGGATATCCTGCTGAGTATGGTAATTTAGAACTATTATGTTTTAAGCATTATGAAGAAAGGAAAAATGAATGCCACTTATCAAAGGATATTCCCAAAAGTCAATCGCCAAAAATATTGAAACCGAAATCAAAGCAGGTAAAAGTAGAAAACAAGCAGTCGCTATTGCTTTAAGTGTAGCCAGAGAAACAAAGAAGAAACGTAAGAAGAAGTGATTATATCCCATAGTCATAAGTTTGTTTTTATTCATACTCCTAAGACCAGTGGTTCTAGTATTGGTTATCTTTTAAATAAATATTCAAAGAACCTAGCACTGCCAAAAGATATAGATATTGATACTTGGGGGTGGCAGATACCTTTACACCAACAAGGAATGCACCAACCTTATAGATTTGTAAAAGAACATATACCTGCTGACTATTATGTATTTGCCTTTGTGCGTAATCCTTTTGATTTATTAGTAAGTGGATTTAGACATAAGATAAAATTAGATTTTGATAACTTCATTATGTATAAGATGTTTAGTGAACCTAAGTTATTCTATAAATGGACACAATGGGATTATCTATCTATTAATGACCAAATAAAACTGAACTATGTAGGTAAGTTTGAAAACATAGAACAAGATTTTAATAACATCGCTGAACAAATAGGAATACCAGAAAGATATTCTGACATTCCATTAAAGAATGTCACTAATCATAACAAGGAAAATTACAGAGATTACTACAATGATGAAACTAGAGAAGTTGTAGAAAATAGATATGCTAAAGATTTAGAATATTGGGAGTATGAATTTTGAGAACCTTACAAGACATTCAAGATTTTATTGGTGATAAACCAATCGTCATTATTGGTAATAAAGAACCTGTTAGAGAAAAAGAATACAAAGATGTAATCGTCTTTAGAATGAACTTAGGTTATAGAGATGACCACGATGTATGGATTAATAATCTAGCTGAAGCGTGTATCAAGAAAGAAAATTTAGATATATCTCAGCACAGTAAATATATTTTGAGATTATGTGGCGAGGACTTTGGGGTGCGTCTGCAACACTATCCAGAGTATATGAAAGAATATACTTATGAATGGGACTTACGAGATTATCAAGTTATGTGCCAAGAAACCAAGATGACATTCCCCACCGCA